CTTACAAATTCCCGTAAACGAAAAGACTATCTAGTACCTCACAGTACAACGCAATCAGAACAAAATGAACTTCAAAAACTACCTTAAGAACTTTATTAACCCGGAAGGATATGTGTCAAACTTTGACAATGGCCAGTTCTTTATTCAAAACTACATGAAGCTGTGTCTTGTGGATATAGAGCAGGTTGGTCTTAACATGTCTAGTGACGAGCAAGACCGCATAGACAAATTAAGCATCAAGCAAGGAAAAGAGCTTGATGCTGGAGAGGAAAAATACCGCCAAGTTGTGGGTGAGCAATTTTCTAACAGGCGAAAGACTAAAATCATATCGAAAAATACCGTGTATGGGGCAAAACAAAAAATGTCCACCAACTTTTATCAGACGAGTATTGCTGGTCTAAACCCGTTATACATCACTGACATGGGGTTACCAAATGCGACAGCCATAGAAAAGAGACTTCGCGAAATAGTCCCATCTACTGAATTAAAAGAACAACGTATACATCGTTTTTTCAACTCCACAATCATGGCTGACTTCTACGACAATGCCACGGCCTTACTTACTGTGCTTTTACAATTTTATTGGAAACTTAAGATTATTGAACGCATGGATGTGCACCGTGTAAAAGTGGAAGTAAAATTGCACGGTATTGAAAACATCAGAGGCATGGATCCCATCGCTGCGGCACCACTCGTCTGTAACTACCTAGCTAACTTAAGACGTGGGGTTACTGCTCATCCAGATGATATAGATATTCTGAACTTAACAGAGACATTCTTACAATGGTTAGAACAAGCTCCACCAAGAGTTGTCAGAAATGACCTAGGTGTTGACGTTCCGAATCCAGATTATATGAGTTTGGCTCACGAAGTTGAATTCGTCTGTCACAAGATGTATGACTACAATGACGGACATAGCTCGAGCGGTAGAACGTTTGGTGATGTGTTCGGATTTACTAATAATTGTTACAAAGTGCACTCTTCATGGAATCAAATTGTCAATGATGACCAAAATATTTTACAGAATGAAGAGAACATTTTTCCTGATTCTCAAGCAGCATATACTGCCTGGGAAAAAGCTGATGGGTTCATAAATTGTAGTGGTTTGACACCTAAGATGGCAGCCATACTCAATATGGCCCTCCGTGGTAACAAAAGGTCTTCTCCGCTGTTAGTGGACCAAGACCTGAAGTTATTGGCGCCGAGGGCTCGGGTGATCGGTTTCTATGTACCGGAGTACCGTGAGATACGTGGGACTTTTACGAGTGACGAAGTAGCCAGAACGATTTCTATTCTAGTTGGGACTCACCGTTGGCATGAAGACCTTCTGAACGCCACAAACGGACTCAAATACTGGCTAGCACAGCCAGCAACTGAAACTGTGGAAGCCCATTGGTGGCATACTATTAAACGTGAGTACTCACTACCTAAACTCGGGCTAAAACGTGCGGTAATGGGCATGTTGTTAGAAGGAGATGGTGTGATGATCACATCTGAAGCAGTACGCAATCTAGCGTCTTCATTGTCAAAAAATGATGAATTAATATTTGAATCAGCATTTATGAATGCTTGTTGGTATTGGGGAGAATACCTCATGTTTTTTAACAGCCTAAATGCTGAACATACGCTCCGTAAACTTAGTATGGCACAACAGGACAGCATTACACCTTTTGAACGTGCTGATGCTATAGTGTCAAGCATGTTAGGCGTAGCTATCCCTAAATGTATCTATAGGCAGCAAGCCACATTCGCTACTGGAGGCATAATTGGACAACTAGGTAATAGGGTCAAGTTCGGCAATATAGTCATTGAACATATGCAAGATTACGGTTACACAGTAGCAGGAGACGGATTTAATACTCAAACACTAGTCCCACCTTCGGGCGTTGCTCTGGTGGTGGGACTCGGGGGACCACTGATAGCGGGTACTCCTTACGGGAGCATATTCGGCGTACGTCAGGCCACTCTCAAAAGAGTAGGTTTCACACGGAGGAGGGCCTATCACTACAATGACCTTTGGGGTATGGGTGTCGTAACTAGGTGGCTGGGGTATGATCTACACTACTTACACCCACGTGCATCAAATAGCCACAGGATTTATGCGGCTAACGACATATCAGTGGCGATGCCACCAGTGAACATAGGCACTCTGGACACACCCACAGCATACGAATTCCTTTCGTTGAGCAGGCGTCAACACGTCTTCGGTTCAGATCTATCACTGGCGTTAAACTGTAAGATGGTTTTTCAGTGGCAACGTGATACGCCTACACCACTGGCTAGGGCACAATATAATTCACCGGTATGCTATATAGATGAAAGGAGTTACGCAGGGGTACGTTATTATAAAGGTGTTAAGCACACATCCACAAACTACCAAGCATACCTATTGGCTGATTATGATTATGTTACCTCGGATTTTCAAGTGACTTATCCAGAGCTAGCTGTGCCACTCCCCGTGCCTATAGGAGATTTAAAGTTAGCGGTGAACGATGTTGGACCTCCGAATACAGAGCCGCATATAATAGAAAACGGAGTATAGAAGAATTGCCTTATGTACCACTATATATAGATATAGAAAATGATTCACTGGTTGAAAAAACATTTGTAGACTGCAAGTATGTTTTGTTTGACACATTGTATGGTTTGAATCTGACAGGTTGGACACATGTCAAATTCAACTCGGATGTAGTATACTGTCTATGTATTTTCAATAAGTTGATCAAGTCTACAATGTGTTATGTGTCACTGGGTGACGATCTTAGGACCATGGGCAAACATGCTATGTTACGTATGTCACGTATACAATTTGGTCCGACCTTATTTCCTTATGGTAAAGTTGATAATAGTACCGTCATGTCGCATATATTTCATATAACTACAGCGAGTATCAACCATTTCGAAATTACTAAACTTAGAGGACCGAAACCGGAACATAAGAAAACGTTTAACGATGTGTATAATAAGATAGTTGCTATAGATAATACAAAAATTTCTGCCAGGCATATGCGTCATATGACGATTAACGAGTTAAATGATTTAGATATCAGTTTGATTGAAGAGCGCTGTGCGTTTATGTATGAGTGGTTACATAGTATGATAACAAGAGGAAAAATGACTGAGTCAGCATTGATTGGTTACATTCTATGGATAATTGGTATGCCTGATGAACATTATAATCTGATAAGCAGATCGTCCTTGTGGTTGTGGCATTATGAAGGTCTTGAAGACTTTGCAAAAACTGTTAAGAAAGAAATATCTTTGAAATTGAAAGCAGTGCAGAACCTCTGTGGTATAGATTGTAGTATATTCTTTGAATTTGAGGTGCTAGTCAATCGTGGTATAGGCGCTGTCTCGTGGTCTACAGAGAAAGAACACAGAATTGAGCCTAATACAGTTAAAATAAGTGATATAGAAATTTTAGAACGAGCACATGAGCTCTTCAGAAAAGTAAAAAAGAGAGGTGGACGTCCATTTAAAAGTCATTTTGACACGTACTTCAAAATGCGGTGGCAGTGGGCGCCACCTGGTGCTTATCATTCGCAATATAAGGAAGACGACAAATATATATCTCAAGACCCCATGTTGAAAAATAAACTGTACGCTTGTTGTGCGATGCCTCAGCGTAGTCTTGACTACTTCTTACAACGCAAGCCACAGATAGTAGCACGAGCTTCGACAAAATATGAGTGGGGCAAGCAACGAGCTATATATAGTGTTGATAATACAAATTTTATATTATCCAGTTTTGCAATGAATGGCTGTGAGGAAGCACTGGCGACGATCGTGCCAATAGCTCAAGAAGCAGAGGCGGCGAGAGTTAGTGCCACAGTCCGAGAAGTACTTAAGAATGGGGTACCCTATTGTTTTGATTTTGAAGATTTTAACGCGCAACACTCTACGAGTGCAATGCAACAAGTCTTAAAAGCATATGGTAAAGTGTTTGAATCAGACCTATCTGAAGGTCAACTGCAAGCACTCGGATGGATAACTGCATCGCTAGAAGATGTCGAAATTAATGATAAGTACAACGGTACTTATAAAGCACAAGGTACGTTATTATCAGGGTGGCGTCTCACAACATTTATGAACACTGTTCTTAATGTAATATATACTCAAGTCATGACTGAGCAAGCACCATTCCCTACTACGCATAGTGGTGATGACATTCTCGGTGCAGTAACCACACTTAAACAAACACAGAATATAGAGAAAAATGCACAGATATATAATATAAGATTCCAGAGCTCGAAGTGTTATTTGGGTTCAATAGCTGAATTCCTGAGAGTAGATCATAATATAGGTGATGGCAGTCAGTATTTGGCGCGTTCAGTAGCTACACTAGTACATGGCCCAACAGAGATGGCAATACCTAATGATCCATTAGCCATATTCAAGGCTATAGCTACACGAAAACAAGAGGCACTGAAACGTGGCTTTAAACGTGATGTACTTGAAATAGTAATAAATAGTCAGTACAGGTACACTGAGAAAAAATGGTCATTACAAAGAAATACAGGAAATATCTATGAGGCGACGCACGTCTCAAAAGGTGGTTGTGAGACAGAAGCAACTAATGAGTCGTTAGCATACACGATTAAAAGAGTTAAAATCAAAAAACCACCTGACAAAAAACAAGAGGAGGAACAGGTCCTCCCTGGAATGTATGATTTTGCAGAATGGATAACGACAAAATATGGGTTGGAAA